CCTTGCCAGAATGTTTTTGTGGAATGAGCCTCTACAACTTGGCAGTGCTCACGTACTGACAACCTCACTTGAAACGTTTCGACACATTGTCAACCTAATTGAGAGCAATCCAGCTCTAGCAAAACACGTCAAGAAAATCCGCTGGGCTCATGGGTCAGAAGAAATTGAGCTAAAGTCTGGCGCTCGCTACGTGGTCAAAGCGGCCAACGCAGCTGCTCGCGGTTTTGCAAAGCCTGAGACGGTGTACATGGACGAAACGCGCCAACTTAAAGACACTGAGGCTTGGTCTGCTATGCGTTACACAATGATGGCTGCAAAAAATCCGCAGCTTTGGACGTTTTCAAATGCTGGCGATCAACACAGCTTAATCCTCAATCAGCTGCGCGATCGAGGCCAAGCTAGTGCGGCTGGATCAGAAGATGATATTGCTTATTTTGAATGGTCTGCTTATTCAGACAAAATCACTGACGAAAAAAACTGGGTTGCAAGCAATCCCGCGCTTGGCCACACAATCCATGAGGACAATATCCGCGCAGTGTTAAATGATCCGCCGGACGTGGTTCAGACTGAGGTGCTTTGTCGCTGGGTCAACACAATTAGCGGAGCGATACCGGCAAAGGAATGGAACGAGTGCGGCGTAGCTGAGGTAGAGCTTGACATTGAAAAGGTGACTTGGTTTGGGCTTGATCTTTCGCCGGATCGTCGCGACGGGGCATTGGTCGCAGCCCAGAAAAATTCTGACGATACTTTTATCATAAAATTGCTGCACACTTGGCACAACCCGATTTCGCTTGACGACAAAGCCATTGCCAACGACATTGCGCCTTATGCTCGCAAATATCCCGTTGAATACGTGGCTTTTAGCAAGCGGACAAGCTCTGCGGTAGCTGCAAGATTGCAACCAGCTGGAATTCCAGTTATAGACATTGACGGGGCATTGTACGGGCAAAGCTGCGACGAATTGCTGGGAGCGATTACCTCAAAGCGGCTTATGCATGGAAAACAGGCAGAATTATCCAAGCAGATACTATCGGCTGTCAGATTACCAATGGGAGACGGCGGTTGGATTATTGGACGGCGCGCCTCAAGCGTTGCTGTTTGCGCAGCTGTTGCCTCAGCTCTCGCGGTGCATTTTGCGACACGCCCTGAAATGGAGATCGACATTTTCTCAGCCTAGGTGTATATGCCACCTTTACACTTTGCCACATGGGTCTATTTTCGCGCACAGTCACAACACAAGCGCCAGCGGCGACCTCTGACATCGAGGCTTCACTTGCTCCAGTAAATGTCACTAGCTCGCTTTATAATATCTACGGCGTTGCTGGTATTACAGCTTCACGCGTTGAATTTATGTCAGTGCCAACGTGCGCTCGCGCCAGAAATATAATTTCATCAAGCGTTGCCAGCATTCCGCTAAAGGTGCGTACAAAACAAGACGGTGCACGTGTTGAGTCACCGCCAAAAGTTATTAACCAACCAGATCCACGTGTCCCGGGCTTTGCAACTTATGCATGGCTTGCAGAGGATTTATTGCTCTACGGTTACGGTTACATGCGCATTTTAGAAATTTATGCAGACACATATCGCATACGAAGTGCTGAGCGCATAGATCCAACACGCGTAACAATTAAAACAAATGCAAATGGCACAGAGATCGAGTATTACTGCGTTGACTCAATTCCAGCACCTTATGAAGGCCCGGGAAGCTTGGCAGTTTTCTACGGCGTTGATGAAGGAATTTTAAATCGTGCTGGGCGAACAATTAAAGCTGGTGCAGAATTGGAACGCGCTGCAACAATGTACGCGCGCGAGCCAGTGCCAACAATGGTTTTAAAATCTAACGGCACAGCGCTACCAGCTGATCGCATTGCAAAATTGCTTGAGTCTTGGGGTCAAGCTCGTCGCAATCGCTCGACTGCGTTTTTAAATGCAGACGTTGAATTGCAGACACTTGGATTTGATCCAGAAAAGTTACAGTTAAATCAAGCTAGATCCTACGTGTCAACAGAGCTGGCAAGAGTTACTGGTATTCCTGCTTATTACGTTGACGCTGAGTCAGGATCGAGCATGACGTACTCAAACGCTACTTTGGCTCGACAATCTTTGCTGGACTTCTCGCTGCGCCCAATTATGTGCTCAATAGAGGAAAGACTGTCAATGACTGGCATGCCAAATGACTTTGTGCCAGCAAGTCAAGAAGTAAAATTTGATTTGGACGATTACTTGCGCGGATCTGCAAAAGAACGCGCCGACGTGTACAAAGTTCTTTATGACATTGGCGCTTTAACTTCAGATGAAATCCGACTAGAGGAAGAAATGATCAGATGACATACAGCATACAAAAACCAATCTCGGTTGACTTTTCAATTAAAGTTGAGGCCGCAGATTTTCCAAAGCGCGAGTTATCGGGTCGCATTGTCACGTGGAATGAGGAAGGCGTAACTAGTTCTGGATCAACCATGTTCAAGCAAGGCTCAATTAGTTTGGGCGCTACTACCAAATTATTACTTGAGCACCGCCGGGAAAGTCCAATTGGATTTCTTAAAAGTTATAAAGAAGACGACGAAGGAATCTACGCTACGTTTTCTATAGGTAACACAACCGCGGGATCTGACGCCCTAGTCGAGGCTTCAACTGGATTGCGCGACGGATTTAGCGTCGGCGTTATTGCACAAAAATACAAAAACGTTGACGGCGTTTTAGTCGTAAGCGCAAGTGCGCTAAAAGAGGTTTCACTTGTAACCGATCCAGCCATAGCTTCGGCAAAGGTTGAAATTGCAGCTAGTGAAAATAATGATTCTGATTCCAAAGAGGAAACAGAAGTAACACCTACAGAAGGAGACACGCAAGTGGAAACACCTACAGCCGTTCCAGAAGTCGCAGCCGAAACGGTTGAGGCTTCCAAAGTCGTGCAGGCCGAGGCAGCTCGTCCGCTCTACTTTTCAACACCACGTTCACCAATCATCAGCGGTGGTTCATACCTTGAGCATTCAATCAAGGCAACACTAGGCAATGAGGATTCACGCCAGTACATCAAAGCCGCAGATGATTCATTCACAACAAATCCAGCGTTTAGCCCGGTTTCATACGTGCGCGACGTTGCACAAAACACAAACGCTGATCGCCCAGTAATTGAAGCTTGCGGCGGTACACGTCCATTGAGCACATACGGAATGACAGTCTCTATTCCAAAAATTACTGCTAATTCAACAGCTGCAACAGTGGCAGAAGGCGGAGATCCAACAGGAACTACCGCGATCACTTCAGCTTATGTAAATGCGACAGTTATCAAAAAAGCCGGGTTTCAACGCTATTCCGTTGAGCTCCTTGACCGATCAGATCCCAGCTTTTATGAAATCATGCTCCAAAATCTCCGCGACGGTTACGCCCAAGCAACTGATCAATATGTAATTGCACAAATTACAGCTGGCGGTACACAGGCAACAGCAACAGCAGCAGACTCAGCTGGCATTATTTCATTTGTGTCAACAGAGTCACCAGCTGTTTACAATGCAACAAAGCGCACAGCAAGAGCATTTGTTTCAGGAACTTCCATTTGGAGCACTTTACTCGGCGCAACAGATACAACTGGACGTCCAATCTACAATGCTCAGCCAATGCAAATGAATCCAGCCGGAACAGTGAATCCAACTGCAATTCGTGGAAATGTGCTTGGCCTTGATTACTACACTGACGCCAACATGGTCAGCACTTCAATTGACGAGTCAGCGTTCATTATTGAACCACGCTCAATTGAGATTTTTGAATCTCCTGCGCTTTCATTGGCCACAAATGTGCCAACCACAGGCGAAATTGAAATCATGCTTTACGGTTACATTGCAGCTCAAGCCGTCTTTGCTGGTGGGCTACGTCGCTTTAACCTAACCTAAAAAATAAGCATGGCCTAGGTGCGCTCCCGTATCTAGGCCAGTCGATTACGAAAGGACAGAGATGCCTAGCATTATTACAGCCTCACAGCTGCGCACAGTGTTGGGCGTCTCTGTCTCCTTATACAGTGACGCTTATCTTGACTCTATAATAAATTCGGCTGAGCAAGTTATTTTGCCGCTGCTTACTGCAAATCAAAATGCCATTGCAGCTGTTTATTTACAAAATAACGTTGCTTATTACATAACACAAAAACCAAATTCATTTGTGGCTGATCAAAGTGTTGTAATTAGCGGTTGCGTACCTGCTACTTTTAACGGCACAAAGACAGTCACATCAAATTATTATGATCCGTTTCCTTACCTGCCTTTTGCTTATCCAGCGCCTTATTTCTACTTTACATGCGCGGTTACGAATTCAGACATTACATTTCGCCCGGTAATCCCTGCGGGCGTTGCCTACCTATCCGGGGCAAACGCGGCCACACTTTATGCGAGCACTGACGCGGTTGAACAAGCGGTCACGATCGTCAGTGTGGAGA